AGGTACGACTACGGCAAAGACTATCTCAATCACTGTCGTGCGTAACGGTATTGTCTTTGGTTACACCGGCTGTGTGGTTGGTAGTTTTGAGTACACCATCGAGGATGGCGTCCTTCGCTGCACGATGAGTGTTCTTGGACTTGCAGAGGCGGTGCAGTCGGCTCCGACTCCCACGTGGCCTGCGCCTGATCTTCTTGGTGCAGATGCTCACCACGTGTACCTTGCTGCGTCGGGTGTTACACCGACGTTCGGTGCAGTCGATGTTAACTTCAACGGATTCACCTTCCGTGCGAACCATAACGCGGAGGCACAGAATAGAATCCGTGCAGACCGCAGTGCTAGCTACATCAGCTTCGGTGTGACTGAAGCTGAGATTGAGTCGGAGTTGGACTTCCTGACTCGTACCGACTACGACAACATGGTGGCTAACACTACTAGGGCAATCAAGCTTGAATCCACCAATGGTGGCGGAACCTTGGCTGCTGCAACTAGCGGAATCATTCTACAGGGTAACCGTGTCTCTTACGATGCCTATGACATTGGCCTGGAAGGAATGGGCGATCTGATCATGGCAGGATTCACGGGGCGTATCATTGGTATTGCGGGTGGAGACGCCTACGAGATTTCGGTCAAGTCTCCTGCCGCCATTACGTAGTATTAGATAGGAGAGGAACATGCCAAGAGCTACTGTAAGTCAGGATAGAGATAGGTATGATCTGAAGTCCTGCCCTGGTGGTTTCGTGGAGCTACGTACTCTCAGCTTCCATGAAATGAATATGCGACAGGATATCGCCGCTCGCATGTATCAGGAGCAGAAGGTTAGCAACGTTAAGCGTGGAGCGACGGACGAGGTTATCCGTGGCTACTTTGAGATTATGAACGTGGCGGTCACGGAGTTTGAATTCCGTAACTGCATCACCGATCATAACCTTGAAGATGAAAACGGTGCACCTATCGACTTCACTCGTCCAATGCAGTCCTGGCGTCTCGACCCGAAGATCGGTGCTGAGATTGCAAGGTACATCGATGATCTGAATAAGGATGAGGATGAGTCTGATCTGGCCCCTTTGCCGATTGCGCTTTCCTCATCCTCATCGGACGGGGAGAGCGAGTTCCAGACCTCTATGAACGTGACGTAATACAGGAAACGTATCGTTGGTTGCGTATTGGATCAATATGCAAGCAACTGCATGTTTTACCACGTTCAGGAGGGGTCTTGGATCAGCCTGCGTATGAAGTTCGTCGGCTAGAAAAGATCCTCTCAGCCTTCGGACGGTACGAAGAACATCAATCTAAAAAGTCCAGCGTGCGCGAGAGGAATCGCGCACGTCATGAGCCTGCAATCATAAGGACGGAGACTCCTTAGCATGCCAATGCGTATGGGCGAAATGATGGTTGTCGTCCGTGCAGAGGACTTCGCTTCACGCACCCTCCGCAGAGTCAGCGGAGAACTTGCAGGCATGTCTAAAGCGCAGCAGATGCAGCGTGCTTCGCAGATGGCACAAGTAGAGTCTGCTCGTCAGCTTGATAGACTGATGCGTGCTAGTGCGATGCGCGGTAACCTACAGGTACTGGCGCAGCATGCCGCACTGACAGATAAGGTTGCAGCGGCAGAGGCAAAGAGAGCCAAGATTGCATCGACCCTCGCTGTGCCCGCTCGTTCCTCTGTGTACCGCAGAGCCGTTGCAGACCTGGCAAGTCTACAGGCAGCACAGGGGAAGCTTTCGGGTCAGATTGCAACCATGCCGAAGTCAATGCAGAGGTTGCAAAACAAGTGGGGAGATATAGCCGCCGCTAGTAACAGTGCGGCAGTTGCCCAAAGAGCGGCAGGTACGGGACTGGCGCATTCAGCACAGAATGTAAATACGCTAGGACGTGCAATCTCTCGCTTGCCCATCGATAGGCTGGATGATATCGGACATGCAATGGGTGGTATCGGCCGAACTATGCAGTTGTTCGGAGCTATCACGACTACCGCCTTTGCATTGTCTGCTAATGCCTATGCGAACTTCAATAGGCAGGTAACTCTCGCAGCTACTCAGACAAGGGCGGTCGGTGCCCCGCTTGCACAGACTGCGGCGAATGCTAATCGTCTGTCTCATGAGATTCTCAATCTCATGCAGGAGTTTCCTGCATCGGCCGATGACATGTCGAAGGCTGCTTACGATATCTTCTCGTCCATCGACGTGTCATTTGGTACTGGCGTCAAGCTGCTGCGGGAGTTCAACAAAGTCGCCGTTGCCGGTGGCGTCGATCTAGCTACGGCTACGAATGCCGCTATCACAGTCCTTGAGAACTTCGATATCCAACTTAGGGATCATGGTCAGATAACTCAGACTACCAATGATCTGATGGAGCGTATGTTTGCCATCGTCCGTTTCGGACGTATGACCTTCTCTGAGTTGAAGGACATGCTCAACTCTGTGGTTCCTGCGGCAGTCGGTGCACAGCAGAGTTTCGATGATGTTGCAGGCGCGATGGCTTTCCTAACTCGTCGGATGGCTCCATCCCGCGCAGCAACTGCGCTGGCAAGGTTGACTGACGTATTTATCAATCGAGAGTTTCAGGATGGTATGAGGAAGGCCGGTCTTGCGATTGAGGATGTAAACCACAAGCTTCTGCCCTTCCCTCAGATCATTGAAAAGATCGCAGCACTGAATCCTAAGCGTCTGAATACGATCATCCAAACCATTACGGCTTTCGGTGCAGGACGGGGTAAGGGACGCGAGTTCACTGTGCAGGCTCGTCGTGCGTTGACTCCGCTCATCGCTGGTCTTGAGGAATACCGTCGTGTGCAGGGTAACGTAGTGAATGACAACGATGAGTTCACAAAGTCATTCGCTGCTATGTCACAGACGATGGGCGTCCGTTGGCAGATATTCCTCAATCAGCTAAAGGTACTCATCCTGTACATCGGTGAAGATGCACTTCCCGTCTTTGTCGAGATTGGTGAAACCATAGGTGGTTGGGTTGACAAGTGGAAAAGCCTAGATGAAGGTCTGCGAGCCAACATCGTTAGATGGGGAGTTGCAATCGGTGTAGGCACCCTCCTGCTTGGTATCTTCTCTGCGCTGGCAGGAAGTGTAGTTACTCTCATCGCAGCCCTTATACGTGTCGGCCCGTCTCTTGCAAAGATCGGTCCTTCTATGACTAAGCTGTTGACGACGGCGAAGGGACTTGCTGGACTTGGCCTGATTACCATCGGTGTTGAACTATTCCGACAGGGTGGAAACTGGCAGTACATCGGCCCAATCCTTGCAGCCGCTGGACTCGGAGCAATGCGCGGGGGTGTCGGTGGAGCGGCAACAGGAATTGCAATTGCAGTCGGTGTCGAACTTATATTCAAGGGCAACAACTGGCAAAGCAAGGTGGGTAGAATCCTGATGGGTATTGGCGCGGGTGCGGCCGTAGGTGGCGCACCGGGAGCAATCATCGGTGGTTCTCTCGCCACCATTCAGGTTGCCCTTGAAGATTCAAATGCTCAGACCAAGTTGCTGAATCTCTACGACAATATCCAGAAGCGGTACAACGAAGTTGTCAGGACTACGGCCGTATCGCAGAATATCAGTATCGATGCCGCCACTCGGCAAGTCGATATGGCAATGAATGCCTGGGTCAAGAAGAAGGGTCTGACTAAAGAGCAGGCAAGACAGTATGCGATAGAGTGGCTGTCCACCTTTGAGCGTCAGTTCAAGTTGGTTACCGGAAAACGAGATACGACGCTCGGTGTCGAGAAGCTACGTAATATGAATCTCCCTGACATTGACAAGAAGCTCACTCTACGTGAGGCGCTTAAGAGTGCAAAGAGTTACACTCAGATCCTGGAACTGGTTAAGCAACAGACTTCAGCGGTTACGGACGAAACTACCAAGCTGGCTGCGCGTATTGCAATGGCCTTCTCACGGGGCAATATTGGCAATGCTGCCGCGCTGCTAAATCAGTTCGTCCAGCAGTCACAACGGAAATTGACTGGCGCTAACGTTCTGAAACTTATCACTGATGCTGTTCAGTCGGGTGACGTACAGGGTGCGGTCAACCTGATGAATCAGTGGAATGACACCTTGCGTCAGTCACAGGATGAGTGGAAGCAGTACGCCGAGGCTGTCAAAGAATATAACCAGCAGGCTACACAGGCCGCAACTGATGCACAGCAGGAAATCATCGGCTCGATGAAGTCCATGTACATGCAGTTGGAACAGGTCAATCGTACCGCCTTCGGTGAACTGTTTAAGGGGCCGTGGTTAACTTCCGAAACCTTTGATCTTGCAAAAGAGTGGGGCATCACTCCACAGATCAATGACATGATCCGTGATCTGGACATGCAGATCAATCAGTTTAGGGATCGCAGGAAGATGCTCGCCACACTTCTCAAGCGCGGTATCCCTGTGACGTTCCTGGACGAGCTACAGCAGATGACTCCTGAGGAAGCAATGCCGATTCTGAAAGAGTTGGTAGATGCTACGCCGAAGGAGACT